ATGGTGCATTACGAAGTAGTTCAGTATTTGATGGATTGTTGCGGTATCACTTACAGCCAAGCTGTACAGGCTCTACGCAGCAACGACTGGGATCTCTGGCAGGCAGAAGCCGCTATATGCAGCAACAAGATGTGAGATTCGCAAAATGCAAAAAATCGACCTCGGCAACAACGAATCCCTAGTGTGTGGCGTGTTCCCCAACCAGGATGGAACGTTCACCGCCATGACGTATACCAAAAGCAAAACATTTAAAACTGAAACAGGCGCACGTCGCTGGCTTGCCAAAAATACCAGCTAATCCATTTATTGGATTAATTCAATATTCTCGCTGTAGAGGTATAGCCGAGGCCACCAAAGCCCGGAGGTGGTGAAATAAAACCGGGCATAACACGAAGGCGCATTTCCGGTATCCATAAAGAGTCGGTCTTGTCTGTCAAATTTAAATGGTGGGAGTGCGCCTCCGGTTGTGAATAACAACACTGCTGTGTGTAGTCTTGGCGGCATCAGTTTTTTCTTGAAGTTCGACTGATGTCCGCCCTTTTTAAAGTGAATTTTGTGATGCGGTGAATGCGGCTAAGCGCACGCGGAACAGTTAAAAAGCTATTGTCCTTCGTAGCAGAGTTATGGGTGAAATATCCGGCGTTAATTGTTAACTGGTTAACGTCACCTGGAGGCACCAGGCACCGCATCAACAAAGTTCACTTCGGTGATGAAAGGTGAGAGAAAATGTTGAATGTAGCTATTGAAAACCAGAACGGGTGGAATTATAGTGCACCTGCACCTTATAAAACGGGTGCCGGGCGTGGAAACCCGATGATGATTACCGCGCATAACCGCGCTCAGGCGGTTTTTTTATGCGTAATGCACAGCCACATTCAGATTATGGTGGGGCGTGCAGGGCAGCCGCAAAGCTGGCCGGTTTCGGTAGTCGCCGGTATTTCCACCCCTGTACGTCTCACCACCCTTATGGTCGTGGAAAACCTTGGTGGTGAGTTATTTAAACTGACTATCGAGGCTGTCATTATGACTACTATCCCTACCCTTTCTCACCCTGACGTAACCATCGAAAACGGTCGCGCTGTAACTACATCCATTGCGATCGCAGAGTTTTTTGGCAAGCAACATCATCATGTTGTCCAAAAAATAGAATCCCTCGAATGCTCTGAATATTTTTTAACCAGCAACTTTTCGCGGGTTAAATTCGAACATCGCGGCAATTCCTATAATGCCTACCAGATCACCAAAAACGGCTTCGTTTTCCTGGTGATGGGCTTCACTGGCAAAAAAGCCGCTGCATTCAAAGAGGCCTACATCGCTGAGTTCGACCGCATGGAAGCAGAACTACGCCAGAATAATACCACTCCCACAAACAAAATCATTCCGGGCGATGGGCGCACTCTGGTTGTTCGCTTCGACAAATTCGGCAACGTCGAATTCACTGAAACCGTTCCTGATGACGCTCTCGTCTGTACCCTAGACACTTTCCGCCTTTATCTGGAGAAACAGGGCTGGACTCTTGTAAACCGAAGCGCAATTAAAAACATGACCGTCGAGCAGTTGCTGAGTATTAAATAGTTTTCTGGAATTTTCTTAATACGACAAATTTATTAAGGAGATAATTATGATTGCTCATCACTTCGGAACCGATGAAATACCACGCCAGTGCGTGACTCCTGGCGATTATGTTCTTCATGAAGGCCGGACATATATTGCCTCGGCAAACAATATTAAAAAGCGAAAACTTTATATTCGTAGCCTAACTACAAAAACATGCATTACTGACTGCATGATTAAAGTCTTCCTCGGTCGTGATGGTTTACCTGTAAAGGCGGAGTCATGGTGACGACTAAGAAAATAAAATGTGCTTACCACCTTTGCAAAAAAGACGTTGAAGAAAGCAAAACTATAGAAAGAATGCTTCACTTCATGCACGGGACTTTATCAAAAGACGAACCGAGAAAATATTGCAGTGAAGCTTGTGCCGAAAAAGACCAGATGGCACACGAACTTTAATTAATTGACTATTCGAAACTGAATTTATGCCAGAAATGGCAGGGATTCGCTCAACCTTAATTCAGGAGAAAAACATGATTACCAATTATGAAACCACTGTTGTAACTACCGATGACATTGTTCACGAGGTGAATCTGGAAGGAAAGCGCATTGGCTACGTAATTAAAACAAAAAATAAAGAAACCCCATTCACTGTGGTTGATATCGATGGTCCATCAGGCAACGTAAAAACACTTGATGAAGGTGTCACAAAAATGTGCCTGGTTCACATCGGAAAGAATCTGCCCGCAGAAAAAAAAGCCGGATTTCTGGCAACTCTGATTGCAATGAAATTAAACGGTGAAATCTGAAAGAAATAGCCTGCGTATGGCGCAGGCTATGAACAGTGTGTATCCGGCAAGATCATTCACTGAACAAAACGAATTTTAATCTGAGTTGAGGTTAAAAAACAATGAGCACAAAACCACTCTTCCTTTTACGGAAAGCGAAAAAATCATCCGGTGAGCCTGACGTCGTCCTGTGGGCAAGCGACGATTTTGAATCAACCTGTGCCACTCTGGACTACCTGATCGTTAAGTCAGGTAAAAAACTGAGCAACTATTTTAAAGCTGTTGCCACGAATTTTCCTGTCGTTAATGACCTGCCCCCTGAAGGTGAGATCGATTTTACCTGGAGTGAACGCTATCAACTCAGCAAAGACTCCATGACCTGGGAACTAAAACCGGGAGCAGCACCAGACGACGTTCACCACCAGGATAATGCTCAGGAAACCAAAGAACTGGCGGGAGGCCTGGAAGAAAACGCGCAGGCAGACGCCCACGGGGATTGCCAGGATTGCGAAGTCTCTGTAGCCACTTTGCGGTTCACACAGCGTCTTCTGCACATTTTTACGTATGCGGCCGGGGATCGGAAATACCTGCATCATGCCACCCGTAAACAACGCGAACACATTACCGCTCTTGAGATGGATCAGGAAAACAGCTATGTCCAGAATCTGCTGTTGGCCATACGCGGCATGGCAGAACCGACAACTCTGGATAATGCCGCCCTGCTCCGCCTGACTGATGCAATTAAGGCAGTTTTCTCTATCACGAAAAAACATCAGCCCTATGAATTTAAGAATTTCATTTCAGCCTGGCTGGACACCGAACACATTGATCGCGGTCTTCTAACAAAAGAATGGCGAAAAGGGAATCGTGTTTCACGCATCACTCGCACAGATTCCGGTGCTAATGCAGGCGGCGGGAACCTTACCGATCGCGGCGAAGGTTTCGTTCATGATCAGGCGTCGCTGGCCCGCGACGTAGCCACTGGCATTCTGGCCCGTTCAATGGACGTGGACATCTATAACCTTCATCCGGCACACGCTAAACGCATTGAGGAAATTATCGCTGAAAATAAACCGCCCTTTTCTGTTTTCCGCGACAAATTCATCACCATGCCTGGCGGGCTGGATTATTCCCGCGCCATCGTGGTTGCGTCCGTGAAAGAAGCACCAATTGGGATCGAGGTCATCCCCGCGCACGTCACTGAATATCTGAACAAAGTACTGACTGAAACTGATCATGCCAACCCTGATCCGGAAATCGTGGATATTGCCTGCGGTCGTTCCTCTGCCCCGATGCCGCAGCGTGTAACAGAAGAAGAAAAACAGGATGATGAAGAAAAACCGCAACCATATTGCGCAATGGCAGATGAACAGGCAACGGCTGAAACAGTGGAACCGGATGCAACTGAACATCATCAGGACACGCAGCCGCTGGATGCTCAGTCACAGGTAAATTCTGTTGATGAAAAATATCAGAAACTGCGGGCAGAACTCCATGAAACACGGAAAAACATTCCGCCCAAAAATCCTGTCGATGCAGACAAATTACTGGCTGCTTCGCGTGGTGAGTTCGTTGAAGGGATTAGCGACCCGAACGATCCGAAATGGGTAAAGGGGATCCAGACTCGCGACTCTGTGTACCAGAACCATCCAGAAACGGAACAAAACACGCCAGAAACTGTAAAAACCAGCCCGGATGTGAAACAACCTGAACCAGTAGTGCAACAGAAACCGGAAATAGTCTGCAATGCCTGCGGTCAGACTGGCGGGGATAACTGCCCTGACTGTGGTGCGGTGATGGGCGACGCAACGTATCAGGAAACCTTTAATGAAGAAAATCTGGATGAATCTCAGGAAAAAGAGCCGGAGGAAATGGAAGGCCCTGAACATCCGCACAATGAGAATGCTGGCAGCGATCTGCATCGCGATTGCAGTGATGAAACTGGCGAAGTCGCAGATCCCGTAATCGCAGGAGACATAGAGCCTGGTATTTATTACGGAATTTCGAATGAGAATTACCACGCGGGTCCCGGTGTCAGTAAGTCTCAGCTCGACGACATTGCTGATACTCCGGCGCTGTATTTGTGGCGTAAAAATGCCCCTGTGGACACCACAAAGACAAAAACGCTCGATTTAGGAACCGCTTTCCACTGCCGTGTACTTGAACCGGAAGAATTCAGTAACCGCTTTATCGTAGCACCTGAATTTAACCGCCGTACAAACGCCGGAAAAGAAGAAGAGAAAGCGTTTCTGATGGAATGCGCAAGCACAGGAAAAACGGTTATCACTGCCGAAGAAGGCCGGAAAATTGAACTCATGTATCAGAGCGTTATGGCTTTGCCGCTGGGTCAATGGCTTGTGGAAAGCGCCGGACACGCTGAATCATCAATTTACTGGGAAGATCCGGAAACAGGAATTTTGTGTCGGTGCCGTCCGGACAAAATTATTCCTGAATTTCACTGGATCATGGACGTGAAAACCACAGCGGATATTCAACGATTCAAAACGGCTTATTACGACTACCGCTATCACGTTCAGGATGCATTCTACAGTGACGGTTATGAAGCACAGTTTGGTGTGCTGCCAACTTTCGTTTTTCTGGTTGCCAGCACAACTGTTGAATGCGGACGTTACCCGATTGAGATTTTCATGATGGGCGAAGAAGCAAAACTGGCAGGCCAGCAGGAATATCACCGCAATCTGAGGACCCTGGCTGACTGCCTCAATACCGATGAATGGCCAGCTATTAAGACGTTATCACTGCCCCGCTGGGCTAAGGAATATGCAAATGACTAAGCAACCACCAATCGCAAAAGCCGATCTGCAAAAAACTCAGGGAAACCGTGCACCAGCAGCAGTTAAAAATAACGACGTGATTAGTTTTATTAACCAGCCATCAATGAAAGAGCAACTGGCAGCAGCTCTTCCACGCCATATGACGGCTGAACGTATGATCCGTATCGCCACCACAGAAATTCGTAACGTTCCAGCGTTAGGAAACTGTGACACTATGAGTTTTGTCAGTGCAATCGTACAGTGTTCACAGCTCGGCCTTGAGCCAGGTAGCGCCCTTGGCCACGCATATTTACTGCCTTTTGGTAATAAAAACGAAAAGAGCGGTAAAAAGAACGTTCAGCTAATCATTGGCTATCGCGGCATGATTGATCTGGCTCGCCGTTCTGGTCAAATCGCCAGCCTGTCAGCCCGTGTTGTCCGTGAAGGTGACGAGTTTAGCTTCGAATTTGGCCTTGATGAAAAGTTAATACACCGCCCGGGAGAAAACGAAGATGCACCAGTGACCCACGTCTATGCTGTCGCAAGACTGAAAGACGGAGGGACTCAGTTTGAAGTTATGACGCGCAAACAGATTGAACTGGTGCGCAGCCAGAGTAAGGCAGGTAATAACGGGCCGTGGGTAACTCACTGGGAAGAAATGGCAAAAAAAACGGCTATTCGTCGCCTGTTTAAATACCTGCCTGTCTCAATTGAAATCCAGCGTGCAGTATCAATGGATGAAAAGGAACCACTGACAATCGATCCGGCAGACTCCTCTGTATTAACCGGGGAATACAGTGTAATCGATAATTCAGAAGAATAATTCAGCCAGGCGGTGTAATGCACCGCCAACGTGAGATAGTTTTTATGACAAAAACTTTGAGATATGACGATGTTAAACCATGTCCGTTTTGTGGTTGTCCATCAGTAACGGTGAAAGACATTTCATGATATTACCGGGCAAAATGCAACGGATGCGAATCCCGAACTGGCTATGGTGGAAGTGAAAAAGAAGCGCTCGAAAGATGGGATAAACGAACCACTGAAAATATTAATGGAGGCGTTCATGTATAAAATTACCGCTACAATTGAAAAGGAAGGTGGCACTCCTACTAACTGGACAAGATATTCAAAATCTAAACTAACGAAATCAGAATGCGAAAAAATGCTCTCAGGTAAAAAAGAAGCAGGCGTTTCCAGAGAGCAGAAAGTAAAACTGATAAATTTTAATTGCGAGAAACTTCAGTCCTCGTGAATTGCATTGTATTCAAATTAAAACTTCATAGCTGATTATTAATAATCAACATCAGGCGTCAATTTCAGTCTAACATTGGCGCCTGCCAGAGGTGATGCGATGGCACAAGTAATCTTTAATGAAGAGTGGATGGTTGAATACGGCCTGATGCTTCGCACTGGTCTGGGGGCCAGACAAATTGAAGCATACCGCCAGAACTGTTGGGTGGAGGGCTTCCACTTCAAACGAGTATCTCCTTTAGGTAAGCCAGACAGCAAACGAGGGATTATCTGGTACAACTATCCAAAGATAAATCAGTTTATCAAAGACTCATGATATGTCTAAATTACCAACAGGTGTCGAGATTAGAGGTAGAAACATTCGCATCTGGTTCATGTTTCGAGGAAAACGATGTCGGGAAACATTAAAAGGCTGGGAGATTACAAACAGTAATATTAAAAAGGCCGGAAATTTAAGAGCGCTGATAGTTCATGAAATAAACTCCGGTGAATTTGAGTATTTAAGACGTTTTCCCCAGTCCAGCACTGGGGCAAAAATGGTGACAACGAGAGTCATAAAAACGTTCGGGGAGCTTTGTGATATCTGGACAAAAATTAAAGAGACAGAGTTAACAACAAACACAATGAAGAAAACGAAATCACAATTAAAAACACTCAGAATAATAATTTGTGAAAGTACCCCGATATCATATATTCGTTATAGCGATATCTTAAACTACCGGAATAAACTGCTGCATGGAGAAACGCTTTACCTGGATAATCCAAGATCCAACAAAAAAGGAAGAACCGTGCGCACAGTTGATAACTATATCGCCCTGCTCTGTTCGCTGTTACGTTTTGCGTATCAGTCGGGATTTATATCAACCAAACCATTTGAAGGAGTAAAAAAATTACAGCGAAACAGAATAAAGCCTGACCCGTTATCTAAAACAGAATTCAATGCATTAATGGAAAGTGAAAAAGGACAGAGCCAAAACTTGTGGAAATTTGCCGTTTACTCCGGGCTTCGTCACGGGGAACTGGCAGCTCTGGCGTGGGAGGATGTGGATTTCGAGAAGGGAACTGTGAATGTCAGAAGAAACCTGACGATACTGGATATGTTCGGTCCCCCAAAAACAAATGCCGGGATCCGGACAGTAACATTACTGCAGCCTGCTCTTGAAGCACTGAAGGAGCAATACAAACTGACCGGGCATCATCGCAAAAGCGAAATCACCTTTTATCATCGGGAGTACGGCAGAAGCGAAAAGCAAAAACTGCATTTTGTTTTCATGCCCAGGGTGTGTAACGGAAAACAGAAACCTTATTACTCGGTAAGCAGTTTGGGGGCAAGGTGGAATGCAGCAGTAAAACGTGCTGGTATTCGCCGCCGTAATCCGTACCATACGCGGCATACTTTTGCCTGCTGGCTGTTGACGGCAGGAGCGAACCCGGCATTTATAGCCAGCCAGATGGGGCATGAAACTGCGCAGATGGTGTATGAAATTTACGGTATGTGGATTGATGATATGAACGACGAACAGGTAGCCATGTTGAATGCGCGGCTATCGTAG